CAATAACATAATATTTGTTCCTTTCAAGTGATAAGAGGCAGTAACAGAAGTTATCACTGCCTCTATAGGTTATAAATAATTAAACTTCTACAGGATTTGTTTGAAGCTTAAAATGTGTTTGAAATGCTGCCTTGTGAGCAACATTGAACAGGAGATCCAGAACTTTATATGTCTCATCATCCCAGTTCTCTTTACTTGGAGAAACTTGAAGGAAAATATTGTCTTGTTCTCCTTCCAAATCTCCATAAAAGTTTATGTCAATAGATTCTCTTCCCAGAATCTCTTCTGGGCTTATATCAGGCTTATATCTCTCGTTTGTGACTGGAAACCAGCCAAGAGACTGTTTACCAGATTGAGAGAAATGAATAGGGAGAGAACCTTCTATAGAGCCCTCAAGAGAGTTGTTCCAAGTTGGAGAAATTGTTTCAAACTCGAAATGCAAGAGAGCTTGATGACTCTGATATGCACAGGTATTCATTACTTGCCATTCCAATTTATTGATTATAAAGTTAGACCTATCCACTAATTTGTGGATGAGGTTTAAGAGTGTATATTTCTCTCCTGTAGTAGGAGAGATTATGTTGAAGTTGTTCATTGTTATTCCTTTCAATGGATATAAACAGAGATATAAAACTATCATCATGATAGTAAACTTTTCTCTGTATTAGAAGTTTTATGTTTAAAATGTTTGGGGAAAGAGTTTTGTTCTTTTGGTGTGTGGGAGGCAGGATAATCTACCTCCCAATGTCTGATGGCTGTCTAAGCCGTTTCGCTGTTGTCCCGGGTTTCAGTCTCATCAGGTGCATCTTCATACCCTAAATATAGAAGAAAATCTCTTTTGATTTCTACTTTCGACCTGAGAGAGCCTTTGGAATCGTAAGCAAATTCTAATGACTGTTCACCTGTTCCAGATAACTCACATATATATGCAATCTGATATTCAGGCTTCGAGAGGTCGATATGGGCTGACATATCATTCAGCCACTGAGACCTAACATCACCTTCAGTCTTTTTCCCTTTGGGAGTGATAGTCATTCGGGGACCAGAAAAATTCTCTTCATCAGAAAATCCATCTATCTCCATACCAAATACTCTTTTGGTCTGTGTGGATTTCTGTTCCGAGTAAACAATTTTTCCATCTGCTAATAATGATGGATATACTTTCGTAAGAATAACACTAATCTGTGCAAAGTTTGACATAATCTAATGTCCTTTCATAAGTCGAGATAAAGATATTGAAAGTATATTTGCTCGACATCCAAATATACCCCCAAAACCAAAATAGATATATGTCTAACTGCACTATTGCTGGGTAGTAGAAGATGTATGTGAGATAAGAATAGGATGTATGTATAGTAGAGAGATAAGTTGGATAGGATATAATAGTATATAACCTAATGAAACATAAGTGGAAAAGTTTAAAGAAAAATCTAAAAGAAGGGTGCTACATCTTAAATCTAACCCCGTATTAAAATGCTTCAAATTTTAAAAAGTCTTGTTGTAACTTATATAATATGCGTACATATATTATCAAAGGCATAGAGCATCCAGTGTATGAATCTCTTGAAGAAGTACCCAAAGGTCTTAAGTATACTAAAGACTGGAGAAAAGCAGATGTAGGAGATTGGGTGTTGGCTGAAGATGGCTGTGTGATACAAATCCTTCGTAAAGGCTATATGTGGAAGAATAAAGGGCATACAGTAAGAAGAACTTATGTGGGAACTTGTACAGGCTCTTTTGTCTGCACCAAAGGTATGGAGATGAATGCAAAGAAGCATAGAAATATATACAACTTCAGCTCTTGTCTTGAGGGAGAAGAGGAATCTATACATCCTTTAAGAATAGCGAATGATACTGTTACAAAGTCTGAAGCTGCTTTTGCTGCTTTTGTTTCTTCCGGTATGGATCTGACTGAAGCATATCTAAAAGCTTTTAATGCTAAAAGCAGAGGATATGCAGATATAAGATCAGCTATGCTTATAAGAAAGGAAAGAATTAGAAAGATTATGAAAGAAGAACTGAAACCGGTTATGAAGTCTCTGGGGATTGATCCGGAACTTGTATTAGCCGGAATAAGAGATATAGCCTTAAACCCGGAGACTAAAGATTCAGATAAACTGAAAGCCCTGTTTGAGCTTGGTGATATACTGGATCTGAAAGAGACTCAAAGGACTACTGAAGTCTCTGGAGCCCTATTCCAAGGCTTCCAACCACAACAACTAGAGAATGTAGACAGACCTAAATTAAAGGAGGCTAAAAATGCCTAAAGTCGGTAAAACAGAATTTCCATATACTAAAGCCGGGATGCAGAAAGCTAAAGCTTGGGCTGAGATGACCGGAAAGCCTTTGAAGAGCTATCAATTTGGTGGTGGAATGCATAACCCTCCAAGAAACTTAGCAGCTATGGGTAGAGCTGGTGATAATATGATCAGACCAGTTGCAGGCAGACCCTCTCATGTGAATCCAGTAGAAGCCGGGATGATAGACAGATTTGGTAAAGCTGGTCAACAGTTTGCTCAGAGAACAGGCAGTGGAACTGTTAATCCCAGAACTGGTCTACCTGAATATAGCTGGTTTAGCAAGAGGGTATTGAAGAAGGGAGAAAAAGGAGGGGCAGAAGACTGGTGGAATAAGAATGTAAAGCCTATTGGTAAGAAGAATGTTTGGGAGGGTTTTGGAGATATTCTAGGGCTTGTAGATCCTACTAATTGGTCCTCTGCTTTGACCTGTATAGGCACTAGGGGTGAATCGCATGATTCTTGTATGAATAGAAGGGCTAATATGGGATTAAGTAGTATACCTTGGTCAGATGCATTGGCTGCCCTGTGGGCTAGTGAAGGAAAGATAGGACAACATGGAGAAGTATATATTCCGAATCAGCCCCATACTGGTGTAGATGTAACAGATTTTGGAGCAGATAATCAAGGGGGTGTAACAGATTCGCAAGATCTTACAGATGAAGAAAGAGAGGCTATTCTAGAAGCTTATGGAGATAGCACTGCATTTGTAGATGATCCACCTCCACCGCCTCCGCCGCCAGTAGATCCACCCCCGGCTCCACGTTCTCTTAATCTCTGGGGCTTCAGCCCATTCAAAAAAAGCTCTGGAGGTGATTGGCTGGATGTGATGGATAAACTTCTAAAAGGTGATATAGAGAAAAAAGAGCAGGGAGGTATGATAGAAGGGGCTAAGAATACTTCCACTCAACGGTTTACCGGAGGATATCCTAAGTGGATGACAGATGAAAAAGAAGTGTTAAGATCTATTAATAACTTTAATCCGAAGGATAATGGGCAAGTCAAGCATGTGCAGCATCTATTAAAGTTTAAAGGCTATTATAAGGGCAAAAAGGATGGAATGTATGGTCCGGCTACAGCTAAAGCTATACAGGATTTTAACCATGATTGGAACATGCATACCAAAGTTCCATACAGAGGTAAAGTGGATACAGTATATAGCAGGGATATGACTCCAAGTCATATACTCTGGGGGAAGGATAAAAAGGGAGGTGGTGGGATGATAGCCGGAACTCACATGGCTAAGCCTTTTTATAAGAATGGTGGGAAGCTTCCTAAAGGCTGGCATATGTGACCAAAGAGTAAAAAACCTCATCCAGTTGGGATGAAACACTAAAGGAGAATAGAATGCCGAAGAAGGCAGTGGAAAAGAATGGTAAAGATGATGTTATGAAGTATATCAAAGCTCAGAAAGACTTGGTGAATCTGCATGACGATCATATCAAAGATATTAAAAGCTCTTTAAAGACGATTGAATCTAAGCTCAATAAAGCTTTAGGGAGACTTGGAATCTCCTAATATAAATCTCCACAATGTCTCCAGAGAAGAAGAAGCTCTAAGAAAAGCTTATAGTGATATAATAGCCTTTGGAAAGCTCTTTCTTCCTAAAGATTTTATGAGAAGTGAGACTCCTTGGTTTCACTATGAAGTGGCAGATTCTATTATGGATGAATCTATTAAACAGCTGGGTATCTTCATGCCTAGAGGTCATGGAAAAACAGTTCTAACTAAAGCTGATATAATGAGAAGCTTCTGTTTTAACCAGAAAGACTTTGAATGGGGCTTTATAAAAGAGAAACCGGATCCATTCTTTTATGGCTGGGTATCGGCTACACAGGTCTTGGCAGTCGGTAATATGAACTATGTTAAAGAGCATATAGAGACTAATGATGTTATCAGATATTATTTCGGTGATTTAAGAGGTAGGAAGTGGACAGAGAATGACATAGAATTTAGAAATGGCTCTAAGCTTATATCCAAGTCTAATATATCCGGTATTCGTGGTGGAGCTAAACTGCATAAAAGATATGATTTAATAGTCTTAGATGATTTTGAGGATGAGAATAATACCTTAACCCCTGAAGCAAGAAACAAGAACGCTAATCTTATCACTGCAGTTGTTTTCCCTGCTTTAGAGCCTAAGACCGGAAGACTCAGGATTAATGGTACCCCGGTGCATTATGACAGCTTTATTAATAACTTGATAGTTAACTTTGAGAAATCAGAGAAGCAGAAGAAAAGTTTTAGCTGGACTGTAAAACTGTATAAAGCAGAGATGCAGGACAAGGTGCTTTGGGATAGCTGGTTTCCCAAGAAAGAGCTTGAGAGGAAGAAAAAGTTCTATGTAGATTCTGGTCAGCCGTATAAGTATTGGCAGGAATATATGATGGAAGTGCAGAGTGAAGCTGATTCTATTTGGACTCGTCAGCATATAAAAGAGTATGAAGGAAGCTTTATGCATGAACCGGAGCAGGGAATAAGCTTTATTAACTTTGCTGATGGGGATACAAAGCCTGTTAATGTCTTTGCAGGAGTGGATCCGGCTACAGATTCTCAGAGAAGGGATGCTGATTTCTCTGTGGTGATTGTGGTGGCGACTGATGAAGATAATAATATATATGTGCTTGACTATATACGTAAGAGAGGTATACCGGTCTTAGCTATAGTGGGAGAGAAGACTAAAGGTATAGTGGATCATATGTTTGATTTGAATAGTATATATCATCCTAATTTATTTGTTGTGGAAGATACTACAATGTCTAAACCTGTGATGCAGTCTTTAGTATCAGAGATGAAGAGAAGAAATGACTTTGGAGTGAAGTTTAAAGCAGAGAAACCGGGAACCCGCATGTCTAAGAGAGACAGGATACAGGAAGTTTTATCTGCCAGATTCTCTATTGGTCAAATACATATTAAAAAAGAACATTTAGATTTACAGCATGAGATTCTTACATTTGGACCTCGGATGAGCCATGATGATACTATAGATGCATTGGCTTATGCCTGTAAATATTCCTATCCTATAAAGGGGATTGGAGAAACTGAGGGTAAATATCGGAAAAAGAAACCAAAGGCTAAAAGCTGGGTGGTTGCATAAAGGAGTAGATATGTCGAAGAAGAAACAACAAGGTGGTTATCTCAAAGGACCTTCTCATAAGAATGGGGGTATGCCTGCTATTGTAGCTGGACAGGAGCCGGTAGAGCTTGAAGGTGGTGAATATATTGTCCAAAGAAAGATTGTAGATGCAGTTGGTAAAGAAAATATGGACAAGTTTAACAAAACAGGAAGAATGCCTGCTATGAAAAAAGGTGGAAAAGTCAAGAAGAAGCAGATGGGTGGAAGAATGGCTCCTCCTATGAATCCCAGATTTAAAAAGAATGTAAGATATATGGAGGGGGGTGGAGAAGTTTCTGTTACTAATGATAAGGCAACTGTTGGTGATATTGCAACAGTTCATTCACATTCTGGATATAAGGTTGGCAAATAGTGGCAAATAAGAAGGCTGAAAGAGTAGAGGTTCTTTATCAAAGACTAAAATCTTCACATAGAGATCAATGGCTTTATGTCAATCAGAGAGGTTATGACTTCTCTAATGATAACCAATTATCTTCAGAAGAGGAAACTTTTTTAAATGATAGTGGAATGCCTGATTTTACTATTAATAGAATAACTCCGGTAGTAGAGATGTTAAACTACTATGCAACAGCCAATAATCCAAGATGGCAGGCTATAGGAGTGGATGGCAGTGATGCAGATGTTGCAGCAGTCTTTTCAGACATGGCTGACTATGTATGGGCTTCTTCTAATGGGCAGACACTACTTTCTAATGCTGTAAATGATGCAATTACAAAGTCTTTGGGCTATCTGCATATTACAGTGGATCAGAATCTTGATCAGGGTCTTGGTGAGGTGGTTCTACATCAACCAGATCCATTTGATGTATATGTGGATCCAAAGAGTAGAAATATGCTGTTTAAGGATGCTGCATATATTATGGTCAAGAAGATGCTTCCAAAGTCTCACTTGAAGAAGATTTATCCAGATAGTATGCGGAAGATAACTAAGGCAGCATCTAATGATTCAGAATATTCTCTTTCCCAGAGGTCTGCAAACGAAGATCAGAAGGATATACTTCAAACAGATATCACTTCTACATATGATGAGAAGGGTGAAGATGATCCTCTGGTGAATCATTTTGAGCTGTATGAGAAGATTAAAGTTGCATATATTAATGTTTTCTATAAAGTTCCTCCAAGTGAAGAGAAGATGAAAATGATCAGACAGCAGGCTAAAGCTAAGGCTGATATGCTGAAACAAGAGCTTGGAGTGAAGCTTAAAGAACAGCAGATGCAGATGGAGGAGGCTGTTAAAAGTGGTGGTATGATTCAGGAGAGGTATGAGCTGGAGATGAAGAAAGCCACTGAAATGATGACAAATCAAGTGAAGGCAGCTTTAAAAGAATTTCAAAAGCAGTTTGAGGCTCTTAATACCAAGATAGATAATAAAGTAGTTACAGAGAAAGAGTTTAAGATATTATCTAAAGATGATAACTTCTCTAATATGATTACAGATACTATAAGATTTTATGATAATAGAATTAGAATTACTTGTGTTGTCGGGGATCAACTTATTTATGAGAGAATACTTCCGGACAATATAAAAGATTATCCAATAGTACCCATTCACTACAAATGGATTGGCACACCTTATCCTATTTCAGCAGTTTCTCCGTTAGTCGGAAAGCAGAGAGAGTTGAATAAAGCTCATCAACTTATGATTCACAATGCATCTCTCGGTTCCTCCTTGCGTTGGATGTATTACGAAGGCAGTATAAATGAAGAGACGTGGGAGAAGTTTTCTTCAAGTCCGGGTGCCTTACTCCCAGTAAATCATGGCTACGAGCCTCCTAAAGAAGTTATGCCGGCTCAACTCTCTAATGCTTTCTTTGGGATAGTGAATGAGGGCAAATCTGATATGGAATACTTGGCTGGAATATATTCAGCTCAACAAGGAGATACAAAAGCTACTCAGGATATGCCTTATCGTGGTATGCTTGCTATGGATGAATATGGAACAAGAAGGGTTAAGTATTGGTTAAAGCATTCAATAGAACCTTCACTTGTTCAAATAGGTGAAGTAGTAAAACAGTTTAGTCAGGCTACATATACAGCACATAAGGTTGTTAGAATAGTCCAGCCCAATGCAATACGTGATAGCAAAGAGGTTGAAATTAATAAACCACTTTATAATGATTTCGGGAAGGCTGTGGGCAAGTGGAATGATTATGCTGCTGCTAAGTTTGATATAAGACTTGTAGGCGGTTCTACTATGCCTGTTAATAGATGGGCTTATTTACAGGAATTAAAAGAGCTTGCAGAATCTGGAGTTATAGATCCAATGGCTGTATTAGCTGAAACAGATATACGAAATAAAGAAAAGATTGCAGAAAGAATGAGCAAAGTGAAACAGTTACAAGGACAGATAGGTGGTCTGGAAGAGCAGGTAAAGGATAGAGATGGAACTATAGAAACCCTCGAGAGACAGCTTGTACAGGCTGGTATTAAAGATAAGATACGGCAGGCAGAGGTTGAGATATCCAAGAAGAAGCATGATGTGGGTGCAAAGAAGGATAAGGAGTACTATAGAACAGATGCTGAAACAACTCTACAGAAGCAAAATATTAAGAGAGAAGCAGATTTAAGTAAGAGACGTATGCAGGATGCAGTAAAAATGTTTGAAAAATCCTTGCAGCATACAAATAATAATAAATAACTTAAGGAGTAACGATGAGTAGTAAAAAAGACAGTAACCCTGATATTGAGACTGTTCTTGAAGGAGATACAGGAGAAGCAGAAGGCTCTGATTCTTTTTTCGATAGCTTAGAGAAACAAGTTAATGGTCAAGTCTCTAGTGATGAAACTAATGACTTACAACCAGAAACAGAACAGGTAACTCAGCAACAAACTGACCCTGAAGTCACTGGCAATGATGAAGTTGACTTGAAGGCTGAAGTTAAGAATCTCAAGAAGAGATACTCTGACTCCAGCAGGGAGGCTCAAAGATTAAAAAGTGAGCTTTCAGGTGTTGAAGGTATAACTCAGTATAAGCCTTTAATAGATTATTTACAAAATAATCCTGACTCAGTTCAGGCATTAAGAAACCATATTAATGGTAAGCCTGAAGATAAGTTTAGTGAAGACTTTGTATTTGATGGACATGAGGCTATAACAGAGCCTAATTCTGAGTCTGCAAAAGCTTTAAAGCAGATGATAGATTCTGAGGCTGACAAGAGAGTCCAATCTCGAATGGCAGCACAGGCTAATAAGAATAGGGCTACTATAACTGAGATGAAGCGTCAAAGAGAAGTTGATGACTTTATAAAACGTACTGGCATTAATCAAGAGGAGCTCAATACTATGCAGGAATGGGCTTCTCGGAGAGAGCTTACAATGGATGACATCTATTATCTTATGAATAAGGAAAAGGTGGCAGACAATGTAGCTAATAATACTAAGCAGGATATGCTTAATCAGATGAAGGCAGTTCGTAATATACCTATGAGTGCAAGTAATGCAAATAGTGCTCCAGATCAGAGATCACCGGATGATGCAGTTTTTGACATCTTGAAGGGGATGGATGAAGGAGCAGAGAACCTGTTCGGTTAAAAGCTTTCCTTAAGCCTAGCTGAACATATTATATAACTTCTAAATAGGAGTCGGTTATGGCTGATTATTTAAGTGCGATAACTCCTGCAACAGATCTCTCAGTAGATGATACACAGACTTGGTCTAATGGTACATCACTAGATACTGGTGATCTCAGGAGAAAGTTTAATTTTGGAAATCAGGTATCAGAACTTGCGATTTCTCAAGATCCTTTTTTTAGGTTTGTGAGTAAAGTAAGCAAAAGTCCAACAGATGATCCTTCTTTCAAATTTACAGAAAAAAGAAACTCTTGGCACAAGAGATATGCTTATGTTTCAAATCATGGAACAACAGCTCCAGCTGCATTAGCTGGTACAGAAGCTTCTGTTACACATGGGGATGTGGATGCAGGAGATGTTTATTATTTTTGTATGATTGGAGATTATAATTCTTCAGGAAATATACAAAATGTATATGGTAGAGGAGCTTTAGGCTCAGAAATATCACCGGGAGATAGTGGAACTCAACCATCTTTCTTCTTGCAAGATCAAATTCTTAAAATACCTTATATGACAGGTGTTACTGCTGCTTCTTGGGATGATAGTTCTGCAACAGCAGCTTCTACAGCAAGTGACTATCTTTTAGCTAAAATAACCAATGTAGATACTTCATCTGTATCAAATGCAGCAATATTGACAACTACGATTATAAGAAAAGGTTCTGGAACAAGTACTTTTGAACTTGCTTCATATTCTGCTTATAATAACGCTTTAGATGCAGTAGATGTTTCTGGATTTTCAGTTGCAAGTTATCTAGAACCTAAGAGATGTTATGTTGTTGGTACTGGTCATGATGAAGGTAGTGGTTATCCTGAAACTTGGAAAGATCAACCTTACAGTACTGGATTTGGTTTAACTCAGATCTGGAAGACAAGTATGGCTATGACAAATACTGCAAGAGCTACTGTTTTGAAGTATGAACCAAATGAGTGGGCAAGAGTTTGGAAAGAGAAACTTGTAGAGCATAAATGGGATGTAGAGCAATCTTTACTTTTCGGTTCTCAAGGAACTGTAGGGACTACTCAATATACTCAAGGTGCTGTTGACTTTATAACAGGTTATGGTAATGCTTTTACTCTAGCAATAGCTACTAAGACAGCAGATGATTTCTTAGATGATATGTCTAATTTCTTAGATCCTCGATATAACAATGCAAATGCAACTGTATTCTTCTGTAATACAGCAGTTTATAACTGGCTGCATAAGCTTGGTGGATACTTTAGTAATAATCTTAATGTTAATTCTAACTTTAGTGCAGATTTAGCAGTTACCGGTAGAAAGAAAGTCTTAGGACTTGATACTACTACCATTAATACTGTTTATGGTGATATGAATGTAGTTAGGAATATCCATTTAGATGGAACTAATGTTCAAATGCTTGGTATTAATATGAAACATGCTAAATATCGACCTCTAGTTGGTAATGGCGTAAATAGAGACACCTCAGTATATGTAGGTGTACAAACACTTGAAAACTCTGGTGTAGACAGAAGAGTTGATTTAATCTTAACAGAAGCTGGGATGGAATGGTCAATGCCTGAAACTCATGCTGTCTGGACAGCATAAGGAGATAGATTATGGCTAATCCAATGTATGGACAAAATAAATATGATTATAATGTTGGCTGGAAAATAAATCCCGGAGCACCTACAACTGGACTTGATGGTGCTAAAACATTAACTATAGCTCATATGTTAACACAAGTTTGTTCAGGTGATCCTGCGGGTGCAGGAGTTGCATGGACATTAGATACACCTGCTTTATGTGTAGCTGGTGTTCCCGGAGCAAAAGTTGGTGATTGTATTGACTTTTATGTTGTTAATTTAGGAACTGCTGATGCAGCTGAAGATATTACAGTAACTATGCCGAGTGGTGGTACTGCGGTAGGCTTAATGTTAGTACACAATACTATAACTGCTGAAGAAAATACTTCATCTGGGCATTTTAGATTAAGATTTACTAATGTAACTTCTGGATCTGAAACATTTAGCTGTTATAGGCTAGCATAGAAAGGAGTAACTTATGGCTAAATTAGGTGTTCCTTCAGCCGGATGGGCTGGCAATTATGTTGAGACAATTACAGCATCAAAAACATTAAGCTATAGTGATAGTGGTAAGGTGTTTTTAGTTGGTACAGATGCATTAACAATTACACTACCAGCTACTAAGACAGGTGTGAAATATACATTTGTTAATAGTGGAGCAGCTGGTAATAACATCATTACAATTAGTCCTAATTCTTCAGATGCAATTAAAGGAAATCTTAATTCTTCTGTTGGTGCTAATTCAAATGCTACTACTGCAGATGGCTTAGTTGCTATCTCTGGTGGAGCTGATGATAAGGACTGGGTAAATACTAAAGCAACAGCTAATGTTGGTGATAGAGTTACTATTGTAGGTGATGGTACAGATGGATGGTGGATAGTTGATGGATGTGGTATCTGGGTAAGTGAATCTTAACAAATAACTTAGGGTAGCTCAAGATGCTTTCTTTCTTTCTTGGGCTACTCTTTCTTACAACTCATTCACGCTTTTGTCAAGCTTAGAGAGGAAGTAAATGGCAACATTTCAGGCACAAATAGAGGGATTGACTGGGCTGGCTATTACTGGCAGTTCTAATCCTACACAGACAGAGCTTACACAGTTTTTAACTGATGGAGCAAAAGATGTAATTAATCGTATATCTAAGCTTGATTCTTCTAAGATGCCTCTGTTTAGTACATCTACAACTGATTCTGATGATTCAGGAGTTGTTGTAGATAGTGGCTTGATACTTGATGTTGTAAGAGCTGATGGTACTTTAGCTACTAGCCTTAATCCCGCCTCAAGGATAAATTCAAATCTTAGGTATAGAGCAACTAACTCTAATAGTCTATCTTTTCGTAGTAACTTTCACCCTTGCTATTACCTTCTTGATGGGAAGGTATATATAGTACCAGCTCCTTCAAATTCAACTACTAATAAGGCAATAGTATCTTATGTTTCCTATCCAACTATTGCATTTGGTGATTCTTCTATTGGAGGGAGTTATAGTTCAGCAACAGTTCAATCAACTACAAAAGCAAATCCCTGTGTTTTAAATTCTACGGCTCATGGATTTTCTGTTGGAAATACTATTAGTCTCTCTGATTTTACAGAAATGACTGAATTGAATGGAATAACCTCTCAAGTAGCAACTGTCCCAGATGCTAATAGCTTTACTTTAGAGGGAATAGATTCTACTAATTATGCAGCTGTAGAAGCTACTGGAGGGTTTGCAGAAACAGTTGTTCAGGGTTTTGCAGATGAATATGAGTATTTAGTAGTTATATATGCAGCTATAAAGACTTTAGAAGCAAAGATGGCTGAATTTGCTATAGATGAAGAGGATGAAGAATTAGTTCGAGCAATTACCTCTAATCTCACATCTTTAAAACAAGAATATAATGGTGCATTTGCACCTATATCCCCACCTCAACCTCAACAAGCAGCTCAAGGAGGTAGATAATGAAAGTTTTAGAAGTAATGGAAAGAGCTGGAATCTCTGAAACAGGTCGTGCAGTAGCATACATCAAAGATGCTTTAGAAGAGATTAATATGCATACACCCACTCATGTGACTACAGTTAGAATTGATATAGTTAAAGACCAGAGATACTATGATATGCCTCATGATATGATTAGAATGCTGGATGTAAGGGCTAAGAATCACTTTAACTCTAAGGATGAGTACAGAACTATACCAAGGCATATGTTTGAGCCTTATACAGAAGACAGTGATCAGGAGTTAATCTAATGGCTTCAGCTAAAGAATACGGATACTTTGTAAAGGGTCAGAAGCTGGCTCTGGTTGAGAAGGATACAGCTTTAGACAATGATGTAAATTCCAGAGACTATGGACCGGATACAAATAGAGAGAGATTCAAATCTCCTCTATCTGCTGTTGCAGATGGAATAGAACTGGAGTATGTTTATAGTCCTGAATACTTTATAAACCAGACAGATGATAAAAATACAGCTTTAGAAGATTATTATGTTGATAATAATGGGTTTTTAGGGCTGAGAGATCCGGGTGGTACTAATTTTTCAACTTCACCAGAAAGCCTTTCAGCAGATAGTTATTTTGTATTAAGGGGGGCAGGACAATTTAATGGTCTTCATAAAGTCCAATCTCTTGCAACTTCAAGTAGCACTGATGATACTATAATTACTTACACAAAGTTTCAATCAGTAGTAACGGCAACAGCTTTTGAAAGAACTGTAAGTCTCTATTACAGTATAGATACACTTAATGATGAAGATGATGTACTTCATATATCAGAATACTTATCTAAAGCAGTAGTCTATTTTGTTAAGGCTAAGATAGCTGAAGATAGAGGAGACTTTCAACAGAAAGAATACTTTATGAAAGAATTTTATAAGATGGTTCATCGGGGAGAGAGAACCAAAATACACACAATAAGGAGGGTGAGTCCTTCTTATGCAGCAATAAGATAGGAGTCAGAGATGGCAGGGAACTTACATAAGTATACAGTGCAGGAATCAGGTAATGCTGGGTTAGGTCAAGCAGGAAGTGCTTTTTCTGATACTACAGACAATTTAACTCCAACA